CTACATATAAAAAGTAAGCCAGAAATAGAACTCAGTATGGATACTGAAGAAGCACAAAACAATCATCATACCGGTGGTCATCAAATGGGTGCTGATAGTATTTGGGTGTATGTAAACAATCGTAACTTAGTTGATATACTACGTACAGTGTTCCATGAATTGGTTCATGTTCGTCAGGGTGAGTTGGACATGATTAAGCCGGGTGATAGCTATCCGGGTAGCCCAATTGAAGTGATGGCCGACGCCTTGGCTGGAAAGTATATTAAGATATACGGCGAGTCTAACCATCATATCTTTCAATAATTGATTAGTTGTGCTATAATTGCACTAATGATTAAGCTAACAGTTCCATTACCCAAACAAATTACAATTGCATTTAGCGGTGGTGTAGATAGTTGTGCTGTTGTTGACTTTTTAAGTCGCAAACATGATGTAACCTGTGCTTATTTCCATCATGGAAGTGTACACGGTAATACTTCACTGGAATTTGTATCTAAATTTTGTGAGGACAGAAATCTTCCATTATATCTAGGTGTCTTAAATCACGATAAGCCAAAATCAATGAGTCAAGAAGAATTTTGGAGAGAAGAACGCTATCAATATTTTGCTACACTAGGACCAGTCATTACATGTCATCATTTGGATGATTGCGTTGAAACATATATTTGGTCAGCATTAAATGGTACACCCAAAGTCATACCACTTACACGCGGTAATGTATTACGCCCATTTTTAACCACACGTAAAAAAGATTTCATTTATTGGTGTGAGACTCATAACATTGAATGGTGTGAGGATAATTCTAATAAAAACAACAAATATACCCGAAACTATATTCGCAATGAACTAATGCCACATGCATTACATGTTAACCCAGGATTACATACTTTGGTCAAAAAGATTGTAGAAGGTAAGCAAAAAACTTGACTTCTCTGTGCAAACCAAGTATACTAACTAATTATTTAAGGAGAACCTATGTCAGATTACAACAGAACCTTTAACGGTGAAGCAAAAATTAAACTAACTCAATTGGTCAATGAGGGCATGACAGTCCTACATGAGATTGATACATTAAATGGTGGATTGAATGACACTATTAAAGCAGTCGCAGAAGAACTTGAAATCAAGGCTTCTACATTGAAGAAAGCAATTAAGATTGCTCATAAAGCAAGTCTCGGTCAGACTAACAAAGACCACGATGAACTCAACACTATCTTGGAAACTGTGGGCAAAACACTTTGAGTTACGTTGACGCAATACATTCCCGTGACGAAGATCGTATCTACGTTGTAGAGAGGGATAATAACGGCAAGCGTCAATACAAAGAGTATCCTACTAACTATGTATTGTATTATCCTGACCATAAAGGTAAACATCGTAGTATCTATGGCAATCCAGTAAGTCGCTTCAGTACACGCAAGCGCACAGAGTTTGAAAAAGAAAAGCGTATTCACTCAGGTAAAACATTATTTGAATCTGATATCAATGTGGTCTTTCGGTGCCTAAGCGAAAACTATCTTAAAGTTGATGCACCTAAACTTCATACTTGCTTCTTTGACATTGAGGTCGACTTTGATCCGGTAAAGGGGTTCAGTCCCACAAGTGATCCATTCAATCCCGTAACTGCTATCAGTTGTTACTTAGATTGGCTTGACCAGTGTATCACCCTTGTCATTGCGCCCAAACACATGACAACGGAGACAGCACAAGAGATTGTGAATGAGTTTGAAAATACAATGCTATTCGCTGGTGAGAAGGAAATGTTTGATGTTTTCTTTCAATTGATTGAAGATGCTGATGTATTGACTGGCTGGAACTCAGAGGGCTATGATATCCCCTATATGGTCAATCGTGTTACTAGAGTAATGAGTAAAGATGATACACGCAAATTTTGCTTGATGGGTCAACTACCTAAGCCTAGAGAATACGAACGATTTGGTAAGAAAGAAATGACTTACGATTTAGTTGGTAGAATTCACCTTGACTATTTACAACTTTACAAAAAGTATAACTATGAATCTCGACATTCATACAAGTTAGATGCTATCGGTGAGATGGAAGTCGGTGAAAACAAAACACAATATGAAGGTACTCTTGACCAGTTGTATAACAAAGACTTTAAAAAGTTCATTGAATACAACAGACAAGATACTATGTTGTTGGTAAAGATTCACAACAAACTTAAGTTTTTAGAATTAGCTAATCAACTTGCACATGAAAACACAGTACTGCTCCCAACAGTAATGGGTTCAGTGGCAATGATTGAGATGGCTATTTTTAATGAGGCTCACGACCGTGGGTTAGTTGTTCCAGATAAAAAACGAAAGGTTGAAAATGCAGAAGAAATCCAACAGGCAGCAGGTGCCTATGTTGCTACGCCGAAAAGAGGAATGCACGAATGGGTCGGCGCCGTCGACATTAACTCACTCTATCCCTCGGTTATTCGCGCCGTCAACATGGGTGGAGAAACGATTGTTGCACAAGTCAGACAAACATTAACCGATCATTACATGAAAGAAAAGGGTCGTAATCTTGCTGAAGGAAAGAAATTTTTCAAAGAAGGTGATGACGATGTGACCGGTGCTATATTGTGGGAGAACATGTTCGGCTCACTAGAATATACTGCGATTATGAACCAAGAGCGTGGTACAATGCTTACTGTAGATTACGAAGATGGTCGCAGTGAAGAAATGAGTGCCGCAGAAATTTGGAAGATGATATTTGATAGCCACAAGCCCTGGATGTTAAGTGCTAATGGTACAATCTTTACTTATGAAAAAGAAGGTGTAGTTCCCGGCTTACTAACCCGATGGTACTCAGATCGTAAAGAGATGCAGAAAAAACTCAAAGAAGCAACTACTACTGAGGATAGAGAGTACTGGGATAAACGACAACTTGTGCGTAAGATTTTACTTAACTCAGCGTATGGTGCATTGTTGAATGAACATTGTCGTTTCTATGATAAACGTATTGGTCAATCTGTAACACTATCGGGTAGACAGATTGTTAAACACATGATGAGTACTATCAATGAAACAGTAGAAGGTATCTATTCACATAACGGCAATGCTATTGTGTATGGTGATACTGATAGTTGTTATTTTACTGCTTACCCTACACTAAAGCCACAGATTGATTCTGGTGCATTAGATTGGAATAAAGAAACTTGCATTGGTTTATATGATGGTATTGCTGAACAAGCAAATGAAAGTTTCCCGGCATTCATGGAGAAAGCATTTCATGCTCCTAGAAAGAATGGTGAGATTATCAAAGCTGGTCGAGAACTAATTGGTGATCGTGCTATCTTTATTGTTAAAAAACGTTATGCTATCAATATCTTTGATAAAGAGGGTAAGCGTAAAGATAAAGACGGACAGCTTGGTGATATCAAAGCTATGGGTCTTGACTTGAAACGTGCTGATACTCCCAAATACGTACAAGAATTCTTAATGGATGTGCTTGAAATGGTTCTTCAACGAGGTAAAAATCGTGAGGATGTAATTGAGCGTGTTAAGGAATTTAAACGTGTTATGGTAGCACAAGATAGTTGGACTAAAGGTTCTCCTAAATCAGTTAACAACCTAACAAAGCATACACAGATATTTGACAAAACAGGTAAGTGCGGAGTTGGTCATGCCAGAGCCGCTATCAACTGGAACTATCTACGCAGAATGAATGGTGACAACTACAGTCAACAAATTGTTGATGGTATGAAAATTATTGTATGTAAGCTCAAATCCAATCCATTAGGCTTTAATAGTATTGCTTACCCAGTTGATGAATTACGATTACCCACATGGTTCAAAGAGTTACCGTTTGATGATGGCGCAATGGAATCTACACTAGTGGATGAGAAAGTTGACAACTTACTTGGTGTTCTTAATTGGGACATTAAGAGTAACATTGATGTTAAATCTACGTTTGATGACTTATTCAGTTTCGGTTAAATTGCTCATTGACATTTGCAATAAATGCCATTATAATACACAACATAACTACCTAAATAGTACTATACATAAAGGAAAAACATGAAAGACTATCTTAAAGACTTAATCGACCATACGCATGGTCTTGGTATTGATTTGATTAAAATCACAGGTACTGACACAGAGACACAATTCAATGCTATTGCAGAAGATAAAAGTGTTATCGTTAGCGGTACATTCAAAAACCCAATTCACGATTTCATCGGGGTGTTTGGTATGCCTAACTTAAGTAAACTAAAAACAATCGTTGGCTTTGATGAGTATGATGAACATGCTAAAATCAATGTGTCTAAAACACAACGTGACGGTGAAGATGTTCCCGGAGCTATTCACTTTGAAACAAAAGCAGGTGACTTCATTAATGACTATCGTTTGATGTACAAAACAGTTGTTGAAGAAAAGATTAAATCTGTTGGTTTTAAAACTCCACCTTGGAACGTTAGCTTTGAACCTACTATTGCTGGCATTCAACGTTTGAAAAAACAAGCAAGTGCTAATAGCGAAGAAGAACATTTTGTTGCAAAAACTGATGGCGATGACTTGAAATACTATTTTGGTGATCCATCAACGCACAGTGGTAGCTTTGTGTTTCATCCACAAGTAGGTGGTACATTATCTAAGAGTTGGTACTGGCCTGTTAAACAAGTTATCGGTATCATGGATTTAGTCGGTGATAAGATTGTTCGTATCAGTGATGCAGGTGCAACAGAAATTATTGTTGATAGTGGTTTAGCTACATATTGCTATAGACTCCCTGCACAAGCAAAATGATTGAAAATATAGTTGGTGGTGAGTTTATGCAGGTGACTAGTTATAAGGGGGCTACTCCTTATATTAGTCAAACTAATATCCCCATGATTGGCGCGGTATCATATGATTCAACCAGTCAAAATATGAAAGTATATGATGGTCATGTTTGGCAAACAGTCGGTGGTGGTAATGCTACGGTTAACCTAACGCCAAATGCTATCAGTATATTAAAGTGGGCTGAACAGAAAATGCTAGAAGAAGCCGAGCGCAACAAATTAGCAGAAACAACCCCCGCTATTAAAGACTTGATGGACCAAATTAAAGAAAAAGAAGAACAGATAAAAATGGTCATGACTTTAATTAAAAGTCCAGGTAATGAACCAATAGAATTAATGGGAAGTTAATGGAACAAGACAATCTATCAGCAAAACAAAACCCTGATTGGGCATTGTTTTTACCTGCAGTCAGTAGTTTTTATATTGCTGGCTTGGGCAAGCAACGTAAAGGTGAAGAGTACTTTGATAAAACACGAATCCCTGCAGGCTTCAACGGTGATGTAGAGAAACTAAACTTCTTAAATAGTAAAGAAGGTCTCTATTATTATAAATGGGGATTGTATAGTGCTGGTCACGCTAACTTAGATACTACCAAAGACGATCCCAGTGAATCAATCATTAGAGAACGTGAAGAAGGTACATTTATGTTGGGTGACTCTGGTGGGTTTCAGATTCTAAAAGGTCAATGGCCGGCTGATTGGAAAGATCCTAACTGCCCACGTGCTATGGTAAAGCGTAAAGCTGTATTGAATTGGATGGATACATACATGGACTATGGTATGTGTTTAGATATACCATCACAATCATTGACAACGTTTGGCATGAAAGATAAGAATGGCAATAGCCTTCATGGTATCAGTACTATTGAAGAAGCTATTACTGCTACTCATATTAATAATGAGTACTTTATTAAGAATCGTAATGGTAAGTGTAAGTTCTTAAATGTATTGCAGGGTAGGAATCATGGTCAGTCAGAAGACTGGTACAACGAGATGAAGAAGTATTGTGATCCAAATGTATACCCAGACAATTACTTTAATGGTTGGGCGTTCGGGGGTCAGAACAAGATTGATGTACACTTGATGTTAACACGCATGGTTGATATTATCCATGACGGTTTACTGCGTGAAGGTAAACATGATTTGATTCACTGTTTGGGTACAAGTATTTTAGAGTATGCTGTATTGTTTACTGATATTCAGAAAGCTATACGTAAATATCATAACCCCAAACTACAAATTACATTTGACTGTGCAAGCCCATTCTATAGTGCGGCTAAAGGTCTAGCATATTTCAATACTAACATTGAACATAATAAGAAATGGTCATACAGTATGGAAAAGACTGCCGAAAAGAAAAGTTATGCAAATGATACACGTAAATACCGTGATGCTGTATTAGCAGAAGGCATACATAAACTCTTTACAGATAGTCCAGTTACTGATAAACTGTTGCTTAAGGACATGTGTTATCGTGGTCAAGGATTCATAGGACAACATGGTAAAGAAACTAAAACTAGTTGGGATACATTGAGTTACACATTGATTCAAAGTCATAACGTTTGGATGCACATGAATGCAGTTCAAGAGGCTAATCGTCAATATGAAACAGGTATTACTCCTAAAATGCTTATTCATAAGTTTGAGGGTAGTAAGTTCTTTGGTGAAATAGTTGATGAAATTTTCTCAAAGAAAACTAAACAAGAAGCTATTGACTTGATTGATTATCATCGTAGTTATTGGATGCAATTTCAATCAGGTAGTCAAGGTATTAGTGGTAAGCGTACAGTTAATGCTATGACAATGTTTGACCAATTATTTGAAATAAATACAGATGAATCGGAAGTAGATGAAGTCATTGAAGACAGTGATGACGAAATCGCAAAAGTATTAGGAGAATGATATGCCATATACAAGTCGTATTAAAACACTAGAAGAATCAATTAGATTATTAGATGACCAAATCTTTCATTTAGAAAAAAATGGTTCTAATGATAATAAAAAAATATCTGATTTAAAAGAAACTAAAGACAAGTACAACCGTGAACTCAGAACAATGATTAGGGCACAGTGGGACGATGACAATGAATCAGTGGACCTTAGTGATGACCATTGATGAAGTATATAATGTTGCCTAATTTAGAAAAACCAATCATTGATTTTTATCCAAAACAAAAAATATTTATAAAAGAAAATGTTTTGGATGCTGACATGTGTGATAGAATTATTAAATTTGGAAATGATAATGTTAAAAAGGGTGTGAACAAATATGCACATTTATTTGATATAAGTTTTCATGCATGTTTATTACCATTAAACCATGAATCTCACGTTGCATTAGCTGACACTTGGGATGAAATTATCAAATACTTGGATATCTCTGTTGATTTCGCAGAACCATATGAAATAAAACGCTACACATCTAATGATTTTTTTGGTAAACACACGGATAACTACATGTGTAATAAAGATAAAATTGATAGAAAAATTACATTAAGTGTACAACTTACTGATGAAAAAGATTTTACCGGTGGAGATTTTTATATTTTTAGTCAATTGGGACCGAAGACAAAAGGAAGTGTTGTCGCATTTCCGAGCTTTTTACCACACGAAGTTACACCAGTTACTTTTGGTACCAGATGGTCAATGATAAGTTGGGCATGGGGTAAAGATTTTACATAATTAACCAATTAATATTGCAATCATGTCAATACTTTGTTATACTATTACATTAACTACTCACAATAATTATGGAACAACAAATTCAAGCACAAATTGAAAAACGTGTACGCATTAAACAACATGCCAAGCGTATGATTTTTGTAACATTTCAAAAAGAGGGTATTCATAAATACCCAGCGGCAGCAACAGATCCAGCACTCGCAACGGGTGATGAATATGATGTTAGCTTTTTAGGAACTCCACATCGTCACATCTTTCACTTTAACGTGGCGATTGAAGTATTTCACAACGACAGGGATATTGAGTTCATTCAATTTAAACGCTGGTTAGAGAATCTCTATAAAGGCGGAACACTTGAATTGAATTACAAGAGTTGTGAAATGATTAGTGATGACCTCTATGAGCAAATCTCTACTCGCTATCCCGATCGTGATATTGAGATTACTGTCAGTGAAGATGGTGAGAACGGTGCTACGATTTATTACAACACAATTAGACCTTATCTTTCAACCGCTATTTAAAGGAAAACAAAATGGCAAAACCAACATTTCAAACTAATCCCCGTGTTACTCAAATATTCGAAGACTTGGAAAAGTATCTTGAATTCTGTAAAGATTATGGATATAAGTACAATGAGGCAGACCTCTACGACCAACGTAGTTATGTGTTTCGTCAATTTGCAAAGTGTATGGCAGGTAAGCCTGCAAAAAATCAATGGTCGGAACACGCACGTCCATGAAGATAGTATTAGTCACTGGTGGATTTGATCCACTACATAGCGGTCATATTGAATATTTCAAAGCCGCAAAAGCGTTAGGAGACAAATTAATTGTCGGACTAAACAGTGACGCATGGTTGGCTCGTAAAAAGGGTCAACCTTTTATGCCTATTACTGAACGTATGTCAATCATTGAGAATTTAAAACTGGTAGAGCATTGTGTAATTTTTAATGATGATGACGGATCTAGTATCGAAGCTATTAATAATGCAAAGATGATGTATCCAAACGATGAAATTATCTTTGCTAATGGTGGTGATAGAACATCAGACAACATTCCAGAAATGATCTTTGATGATGTAAAATTTGTTTTTGGTGTAGGTGGCGAAAACAAAATGAATAGTAGTAGTTGGATACTACGTGAATGGAAACAACCTAAAACATTGCGTCAATGGGGTTACTATCGTATACTACATGATGTACCCGGAACTAAAGTAAAAGAACTAACAGTGGAACCAGGCAAAAGTTTGAGTTTGCAACGACACAGATATAGAGCAGAATACTGGCATGTATCTGAAGGAAGATGTGCAGTAGAGCAAAGAATGCCTAATGGTTATCAACTGCCTACTGTAGAATTAGATACATTAAGTCAAATAGTTATTCCAATGAATGATTGGCATAGACTATACAATCCGTTTGATGTTCCATGTAGAATTATTGAGGTTCAATATGGTAAACAATGTGTAGAAGAAGATATTGAGAGAAAAGAATGAGAACATTATATTACATGGGACTAGAACCCTATAAAGCACGTTATACTCTACAATTGCAAGAGTGGAATGAACGTGTTTTTAAACAACGCAACATCAACTATGTTATTGTACCCGGCGAAACACTGAGTAACGATCAGGCTATTGTTACTGGGCAAGTACTAGATGCACATGGTCGTACATACTTTGGTATGAGTCAACTTATGAATCTAGTTAAGATGATGAAGCAAGGATCGGTTGGTGCAGGTGATATTGTATACTTTGAAGATATGTTTCAGCCTGGTATTGAATCATTACCCTACATTATGAAACAGATTCCGATTACAAGTCGTCCTAAAATTTTTGTTCGCTGTCTTGCTCAGTCCATTGACCCTGATGATTTTGTTCATGTCTGGGGTATGAGTGAATTCATGGGTCACTATGAGAAGATGGTCGATAGTTTCGCTGATGGTGTACTTGCTAGTAACGAAGAAATGGTAATGCATATGAAGATTGCGGGTTGGAAAGCTCCTATCTATAATATATCAGGTCTAGCATTTGGTAAAGATGAAGTTCGTGGTCGTATTAATAATAATATTAAACCTTTTGATGAACGACCCATGCGTATTGCATTTTCAGCACGTTGGGATCAAGAGAAACAACCTGACTTCTACATGGATGTGATTGAAGAATTCTTTGATCGTTTTGGTATGAAGGATCGACATGGTGTATATCGTGGGGTAGAATTCTGTGTGTTCAGTGGTAGTAAATTAAAAAGCAATAACGATAGTTATATGCAACGAACAAGAGATTTTCAAGGTCGTGGATTACTAAAAGTGTACGAAGATTTAGACAAGAACGCATACTATGAATTATTAAATGATACCAGAGTATTGTTTAACTGTGCGTTACAAGATTGGGTAAGTAATACAGTAAGTGAAGCAGATGCATTAGGTGCTAATGTATTGTATCCAGCATATCGCAGTTTCCCAGAAACGTTTGCAAATGACTATACAAGAATGTATGCGCCCTGGTCTGTTGAAGATGCGGCAATAAAGTTGTATAATATGTTACATCAACCGCATGTGAATCAAGGTAAAATCAGTGATTGGACTGATGGTACTATTGATAGAATATGTGATATCTTAGAAGGTAAGGGACAACAATGGTTGCGTATGGACAAAGATTATCGTAAACACACTAGAGAAAATAAATACTAAAAGGAGAAAATTATGTTTGAAACAACTTATACAGATAATGTAAATTACCGTTCTGCTAGCGAAATTAACTCAGCAATGGGCCGTGTTTATGGTCACATGAGTCTAGCTGTCATTGTATCAATGTTAGTTAGCTATTTTGTAGGCTCTAGTCCAGAGTTACTACAATTCTTTTTTACAGGTGTATTGAAATGGATTGTTATCTTTGCCCCATTAGTGGCAATATTTGGAGTTAGCTATGTTCTAGGAAATAATCCTAGTAAAGGTGTAGCACAATTATGCTTACATGGTTTTGCGGCACTGATGGGACTCAGCTTTGCAATGATCTTTGCTGTATTCACTATGGGATCAATTGTTAGTGCTTTTATGGGTGCGGCAATACTATTCGGGGTTATGAGTGGCTATGGTTATTTCACTAAACAAAGTTTAGATAGTCTTGGTAAGTTCATGTTTGTAGGGTTAATTGCTATCATCATTGCCAGCATTGTCAATATCTTTATCGGCAGTACTGTAATGCAAATGGTTATCAGTGCGCTGGCTATCATTATCTTTTTAGGATTGACTGCTTACGACACACAAAAGATTCGTGAAGAATTAAGTGTAGAGACTAGTGATAGTGCAGAAGTACGCGGTGCATTAACATTATACATGGACTTCATTAACTTGTTTATTAATCTATTGCAACTTTTTGGTGATAGGAAGTAATCATGGCAACGTGGACATTAAAAACACTGCACAAAAAGAGTGCGTATGAAAGACAGCATTGGTATAAAGATGGCAAAGAAATCATCCGTGAAGAAGGTTACCGTTGGGGAACATTCTATTGTGAAAGTGATGAGAAACCTGATATTGACCTAGCTAATGATGATGGTTATGAAATTGGTCAAGATGAATATGATTGGCAACTTGAAGAACTTGACGATGGTTGTTGGGCAGATTGGGAATATCCCGATAATATGTCTGAAGAAGAACGTGAAAAAATTGAAAATGCTTGGGATGAAAACTATTTTGAAGGCATGGAAGAATTGGGTTGGAGCAATGATGATACAGATTATATCTTGCAAGGTCCGTTAGAATTATCAGATGAAGATGGTAATGTAGTAGGTTCTGGTGAAACAGAATAAAGTTCATTTATATAGGAGAAAACATGAGCGCACAAAATGATATTGAAACAAGTTTAGAAGCATACAATGCTGAGAATGATAAGTTTAACAAGGGCAATGCAGCCGCAGGTACACGTGCCCGAAAAGCATTAGCAGAGTTAGCTAAAGCAGTTAAGGCTCGCCGTAATGAAATTACAGCAGAAAAAGCCGCACGTGCTGAAGCAAAAGTAAAGGCTTAATATGACCTGCAGAGGCTATGATAGCAGGGCAATTAAATTGCCGAAAGAGATAAAATGCAGAGCGGCAACTATTTTAGATAATCATCAGCGAGGTGAATTTATACGTAGTTGGGTAGCAATATATAAAGAGGCCGCACATTCAAGGGGCTCCAATAAAAAACATTCTAAGGATTAATAATGGCTAATGTCTACTGTATTAAACCACTAGAGAAGAAAAGTATTAGCTGGCGGGTAGAAATGTTCCGTGAGAATAGTGACGGATCTTTCAGTTGGTTTAATATGGAAGAATTATATCGTTGGGGTCAGGGTTTTATTGAAGAAGACCTTGATTGCAACCTACCCTGGAAAGGCTCTAACTCTGCACACTGTAAGACAGATGCAGGTTGGGGGTGTGAGTTTGAAGATTCTATCAGTATTGACTGGGAATTTTCAGATGATATCACAGAATTAGAAGAACAAGAAATTAAAGAACTGTACTACGAGGGTGGTGCGGCTTGGTTATTTGATGGTGAACACGATTGGCAAACTGAAGATGATTATGTTATAGTCTTGGCGCCCTTTAGTGTTGACTATGCTAGTGACAACGGTGATATAATCACTGAGAACGTAGAATTAAAAGAACGTCCACCACTTGATAAAAATGCCGCTTGGCCTTTTTCTCCAACTAAAGAGTAAATGGAAAATATTAAATTACTTATTACCGCCGGGTGTAGTTTTACACAATATCCAAATACAGACACATCTTGGTCTTATCACCTAAGTTCACACTTAGGATGTGAAACATTATATCTTGGTCAAGGGGCAGCCGGCAACGGTATTATAAGTAGACATGTAATATTTCAAACATTAGAAGCATTAAAAAAATATAAACCAAATGAAATTTTAGTTGGCATAATGTGGTCAGGCGCTAATCGGTACGATTTTTATAATACTAATAATGTACCACACCATCATATTGAAATGGGTAGTGAAAGCTATAGAAACCCGGTAAAGATCAATAAAGATCATAATTTTTATATTCTTACCACTCACTGGGATGACGATTCTACTAAAAATTATTTTGCTAATTTTTATGATGAGGTAGGATCATATCTTTATACGATAGAGCACATATTAAGAGTTCAATGGTTTTTGAAACTACATTGCATACCTTATTTCATGACTAAGTTTTCTAAAAATGTGTTACCTGATGATGGTAGGAATCAACTAATTAAAAATCATTCTGACATTAGGTATCTATATGACCAAATTGATTTTACTAATTTTCTTAATGTAAATAATTGTGAAGATTGGGCAAGATTTGAATCAGGGTTTGCTTTTGCTAGACCTCCCGATCCGCACCCCAGTACAGAACAACATAAGGCATTTACGGAACGAGTAATCATTCCCCATTTGACCTTAAATACTTTTGCTAAAAGTAATAATGTGTTAAAATAAATGATAAATAAAGATGTAACAAAACGGTTACAAAATATCAAAACAAAACCATCACAAAGGAAGGTTATCTATGAGTTATAATAAAACAAAAACAGATCCAGAGTTGGGTCAAAAAGTACACGAACATCTAGTTAAAGTGGGTGTTGAAACTCCTACAGTTAATAACAGTATTGACCGCAAAGCTAAAATTGAAATCATTGAAAATGCTTTTACAAACATCATGCTAACACTGGGTCTCGACTTATCAGACGATAGTTTAATTGAAACACCTAAGCGTGTTGCTAAAATGTATGTAAATGAAATCTTTTGGGGACTAGATTATGAAGCATTCCCTAAATGCACAACAGTTGACAACAAGATGCACTACAATGAAATGGTTGTAGAG